CGTCTGCCAAAGTGACCGAGCCTGGAATCCAGTGCTTGCAGCGCCAGTCGAGCCAGCAACCGCGATACCCGAATTGACCGGCACCTGACCAGCCGTACCGACTGCGCCGATCGCCGCCTGAGCAGCGGTAGCGGCCATCGTCGGGGCGGTGCCGTTAGCGTTCGACTCGACCACAGTCGCCACGTCCGAGACATCAAACGACGGAGTGTCGAAGGCAGTCGCAAACACGGCGGCGTCGACCAGGATCGCAGTGTTAGCCGGCACGTTCTGGCTCGAGATCACTTCCATGCCGAGCAGGCGGCCAGAGGCGATTTCGTCAGCAAAGGCACGCTGACCCAGCGGGTTCATCATCAGACCAACGCTCAGACGATTTGCAGCCGGGATGATCAGCACAGGACGGGCACCCAGACGGGCGGCGGTCATTGCGGCAATTGCAGTTTTCAAGTCGGCGATCACAGCAGCTTCGCCAGAACCAGCGGTACCAGTGGCTGCGGTCACATTGTTCAGCAGACCAGCAGGGCGCACGCCAACAACAGCCGCCGAATTGCTCAGAAGCGCCGCGTCGAGCACCTGAGCGTAGGCTTCCGACAGGGCGTCACGCAGCAGACCTTCGATCTGCGGGGTCGACCGATCAACGATCTCGCGCGACATCGTGGTGATGGCTGCGAGCTTGTAGCGGTTCAGAACCATCGAGCCAAAGCTGAACTGCGTCAGCGGAATCGCGCCGGCTTCGCCAACCCACGCGGGCTCTGTCAAAGTAGCGCCCAGCGGGTTGCGCATCGGCACCGTGATCGACTGGAATCCGCCGAACGACAGCATCTGCGAACGGTTCGCGAGTTCAGCGGCAACCGACACGGTGCGCAGCGTGTTCAGGAAGCCCTGATAGTCAGTGCGCACGAGCTCAGCGGCCCATCCGGTCGTGGTGGTCATCGCCGGGTTAACTACCGCCTTCTGCACGAAATCAGCAGCGGCGGCAACGCGATCGTCGTGCCCGTATGCTTTCTCAAGCACCTCGGCTTCGGTTTTCTTGGTCGCGTGTGCGATGACCTTCGCGGTCGCCATTTTCCACAGCAGTGAGCCGTCGCCGGTTGCGTCTTTCTTCATCTGCGGGATGACCGCAGGCGCCTCGACGGGCTTAGCACGTGATGCCAGAACGGCTTCGGCCTTCTTCAGTGCGGCAACGCTCGAAGAATGCTTCTCGACCTTAGCCGACAGTTCCTCGACCTGACCTCGAGCGATTTCATCGACTCGACCAGGGCGTCCTTCATCGAAACCAGTTCAGCCTCGGCGGCTGCAATACGCTCAGAAATACTCATGATTTGTTCCTGATGGTGCGGTTAGCAGCCAAGACGGCAGCTTTTGCGCGGTCAATGGAGAGTGCAACTGCGTCGGACATGACGCTTGGGTTCCCGTCTTGGACTTCGGGCAATTCGATTCCGTAGGCTTTGGCGATCTGCATAGCCTCAGCGTTGCAAGGAACGCTAACTACGGATGTCTCGAAAATAGACGCGTCGAAGAAGTCGATGCCGCCTTTCTCGTTTTTCTTTCCTGCTCCCTTGAATCCGATCGATGCGCCGAGCGGCGTCTGGACTTCAAGGAGCGCGGTAATCATCTGGCCAAGGTTCGTATTTGCCAGGATTAAATCGCCGACCAGCTTCTCGCCCTTCATTCGGACGTTAGCCCAACGGCCTACGGGCTGGTCCGCAGAGTGCTGCCAGAGGCAAATGATGTCTTTGCCGACGTGCTTATTGAGCGCTGGCTGCAATACGCGATCGTTTACCCGGTCATACGCGGAAGACGACAAGACCCACGACCCCATCGAACCGTCGATGGAAGGCGCTTGCTTTTCGGTCAGGGAGAATTCTTTGACGTACACGGTGGCGGCCCTTCATTGCGAAAGCCGGTTGTCACCGTAGCCGTGCGGATCGTATTTCAAAAAGTGTGAATTTGCAAGACAAGCTGTGCATGTTGTTATATACTACAAGGGTCGATACGGAGGACGTTATGAAATTCCATTACACATACCGGCTTGCAGCAATCAACCCGATTGATTCTCGGGTTGAATATATCGGCGTCCGTTCGTCTAGCGTAGAGCCCGCGGACGACGCCGCGTACATGAGTAGCAGCCGCACGATCTCGAAACTAATCTCCGATGGTGTCGTCTTCAAAAAGGAGATCATCGCGGTCTGGCCGACCCGTGCGGTTGCCGTCGCTCACGAAGTCGAGTTGCACAACCTGCACGACGTCGGGCGCTCGCCTCGGTTCTTCAACAAGGCAAAGCAGACGACAGTCGGGTTTGATACGGAGGGGACGCAGATTGGCGATAAGAACTGCATGGCGAACCCCTTGGTAAGGGCTAGGCACGCAGAAGCGTTGACATCAGAAGGATACCGGGATCGTGTTTCTGAAGGCGTTCTCCGCGCAATGAGCAATCCAGAGGTCGCCGCTCGGGTAAACAAAGCTAAAGCGGACGCAGTTAGAAGACCGGAAGTACGGGCCAAGCTTGGCGCGGCGAGCAAAGTCGCAATGGCAAGGCCTGAGGTTAAAGCGCGACACTCTGCCGCCACAAAAGCCGCACTTTTGTCCCCAGAGGTCAACGCCAAATTACGAGCCGGCCATGCACGCAGATGGTCAGACGATAACCAACGTGTGATGCAAAGCAAAAGATTAAAGGCCGCTTACAAAAACGACCCAAGCCTAGTGTCACGAATCGCTCACCACGGGAGTTCCAACGGAATGTACGGGGCCAGCCACAGCCAATCCGCAAAAGAAAAAATGTCCGAAGCGCGGAAGATGGTGGCCTTGAAAAAGACGGAATTCTGCAAAGCGCATGGGATCGCTAACGCGGGGAAAGGGCACTGCAACATTGACAAAGCAGCATTCGAACAATGGATCGCTCAAAATGCCTAAGCCGCCAAGCTGGTCAAAAGAGCAGACCGCCATACGGCAAGCCGAGTTCCGCAAGCGCAGGGAGGCGCAGGGGCTCGTCTTGCTTCAAGGGATATGGGTGCCGGCTGAGCTCTTGCCGTCCATCAAGGAGATGATCGCGAAGCTAATCGCCGATCACAACGACGGCGGTGGCGTCGGATAGTTCTTGCGCTGCTCTTCGCGCTCTCGCTTGCCGGGTCGGGTTCTTGCCATGCGAGTTTATACCGCAGGGAAAATGAATTGTAAAGTCAGATAATGAACACCTGATCCTCGGTATGCGCCGCCGCAAAGACGGCCATCACCGCCGCGACAATGGGGTCGATGCGCAGCGTGGACTTCGCCTTGTCCAGCTTCGCATTTCCAGCGGCGTCCCGCACCGCAATCGCATTGGCCGCCGCCATATTAAGTAGCGGGTGCAGGCCGTGGCGGATCTTGCCCTGCAGCAGAAGCTCTTCGAATTTCTCGATCCTAGGGCTGAAGTCCTTAAAGCCCTGGCCGACCTCGTGCCACTCGGCGTACGGCGCAAAGCCCGTGCGCTCAGCCGCCGCCTGAAACTCTCGGACCCTCCATCGGTCAAAGGCAATACCCGAAATCTCCACGCCTAAATCATCGAGCTCGCCCTTTAAATGCTCGCAGACCGCCTCGTAGTCGACCGTCGCACCCGGTATCGCAATCAGCTTGCCGTCCTTCACCCACTGCTGATATGGAGCGCGGTCCCGTGACGCCCGGTCGTCTAGCCCTTGGCTGGGCGTAAAGACGAACGGAAGCAAGTGCACCACGCCCTCGTCGTCTTGCGCGGCGAGCACCGCCGCGGTCAGGTCGGTACGCATCGAAAGGTCTAGCCCGATATGCACCGCGTGCGTGCGGAACACCTCCAGGTCGACCGCGCCGCCGTTCTCTTTCCAGACCGACGGGGCAAGCCACAGGCTTTCGAGGGAAACCCGACGGTTCATGAATAGATTCAAAAATCCCGCTTCTTTGGCGGGAATCCTTGACGCCTCGCCAGCAGCGTTTCGAATGTCCTCTTTCGACCTGTAGCCGCCATAAAGCGCAGGATTCGCCGCGTACCAATTTGCCTCGTCCATCAAGTCGGCGGACGCCGCAGCGTACAGATGGCAAACGACGTTATCGGGCGTACTGCGAGTCGCCGAATCTATCTCAAGCGAAAAGAACGACGCATCGTTAGGTGCCTGCGTCGAGATAAGGAACACGCGAGAGTCCTCATACGTGCCCATTGACGAGAACAGCATGTCAAGAAATTCGTCGTTCGCCGCGTCAATCTGCCCGCACTCGTCGACCACCAAGACGTAGATCGCTTGCCCGTGCCCAGACTTGGCGTCACGGCTCAAGGAGGCGTACTCAGTGCCGCGTCGCAAGCCAACAATCTTCTTGCTCGACGGGATGACGCGATACAGCCCTTCAAGGGCTGGTGATAGCTGCAACGTCAAAGCCATCAGGCGAAAGAGCAAGCCCGCCTGCTCGCGCGTCATTGCGGCGGACCTCACCATAGCGGATTGCTTTGCGCCGCCACCGACAACAAACCACAACAAGATCACCGCCATCACCAGCGTCTTGCCGCCGCGTCGAGCCATACTAAGAATCGACTTCTTGACGTGCACCGGGCTATCGAACGACGCCAAAATGAACGCGCACTGAAACGGGTCAAGGACCAGCGGCTTGCCGACCATTTTGCCCTCTGGAAAACAGAGGTACTCGGACGCAAACCGCAAAACCCGCTCACCTTCCGTCAACTTCGAGCGCGGCTTCGTTTTCCACGACTCAACGTCTAGCGGCACCGGGCCGCACTTGATCGCGGCTCGGATGTATTCGGGAAGCGGCTTTTTCTTCATGCCGTCAAGCTAGTAGATCGTCTTGCGCCGCACGCTCGATCACCTTGCGTGCGTCTTGGTCCGCCTTGTTGCGGCTCGCCTGCGGTGCGCCGCTCAATCCCTTCTGGCTTGCGGACAGCCCAAGCGTGCGACTGAGTGACTGGATGCTGCTCGACATCCCCATCGACGCATTCAGCAGCGGATGCGCAATCGTCGTGCCGCGCTCGTTCACCAGGGTCAAGCCCTCCGAATCAAGCTGGTTCTGCAAGTCCTCGAATCGACGCATGGTCTTTGCCAGTTGAGTGGCGATCGACAGGTCGTGCTCCGACCACGAGTCGGCTTCGCGTGAATTCACCACGCGTTTAAAGTGAATCATTTCGTCCGAGTTTAATTCGCACGCGGGTTTCAATACGTCGCTGATTGATTGAAACGACT